CAATGTGGCAGTAGGTACAAATGCTCTCAGCACTAATGTACTAGGAAGTCAGAATGTCGCTGTTGGTAACGCTGCGCTGAATGCCATGAATCCAGCAACTGCCACAGATATGTACAACACCGCAGTAGGAGCAAGTGCAGGTCTATCAGTCACCACGGGCGTAAGCAACACCATACTTGGCGCTCTTGCTGGTGATGCTTTAACAGACGCAGATTTTAACGTTGCGCTAGGTAGATCAGCTTTAACTGATGACACGCTTGGCAGTAAAACTGTCGCAGTTGGTTACAACGCTTTAGGATCACAAAACTTTACTACTGCTACAGATACTTTTAACACGGCAGTTGGGTTCCAAGCTGGAGTAGCAGTCACCACGGGTATTTATAACACCCTAATCGGGGGTCTAGCAGGGGATGCCCTGACAACTGGCAATAATAACGTAGCCATTGGATTGAACGCTCTGACCAACGATACCAAAGGTGATCAATCTGTAGCCATTGGTAATGATGCGCTCAACGCTCAGAACTTCACTACGAATACAGACGCCTTCAATGTTGCGGTAGGTAAAAGTGCAGGAGCGTCAGTCACCACGGGCACAAGAAACACCCTCATCGGTGGCCTTGCTGGTGACGCATTGACTGATGCTGACTACAACACAGGTTTAGGCTATTTAGCCTTAACTGCTGATACTTTAGGAAGCAATTCTGTTGCCGTTGGTGCTTTTGCATTAAGAGATCAAAACTTCACTACAGCTACGAATTCTCATAACACGGCAGTTGGATACAACGCAGGTGGCGATGTCACCACGGGAATTGAGAACGTTTTTATTGGGGGCTTGGCTGGTGATGCGATTACGACAAGCGAAGGAAATGTCGCTATTGGATATCAAGCACTTACTACTGAAGATACCACTGGGAAAGCGACAGCTGTTGGCTGGAAAGCTTTAGCCCAACAAAATGCAGGTGCTAACAGCTACAACGTCGCAGTTGGCAATAACGCTGGTTTTTCAGTCAGTACGGGAACTGCCAACACTTTTGTTGGTGGTCTTGCTGGTGATGGTACAGATGACGGCACAAATAATACAGCAATGGGTTATCTTGCGCTAAGTGCTAACTGTGGTAACGATAATACTGCTATTGGTAAATCATCCTTACAAGTTGCAACAGGTGGAGGTAACGTTGCTGTAGGCAAGGATGCTGGTTTGTCGCTCAGCACGGGAACGGTCAACACGATTTTAGGCGCAACAGCAGGTGATGCTCTAGAAACAGGGAACAATAATGTAATTATTGGTTACGGTTGCGATGCTCACCAAACAAACGGATCTAATCAGATTGTTATAGGTCATAACATAACGGCTATTGATAACAGCTACTTTAGCTTTGGTAGCGCCGGTAATGTTGTGAGCAACAATTTTGGTTTGAATGACGAGTGGAGCAGGTCTTCTGACGAGCGTTTGAAAAAGAATATAACCGAAGTTGCTCTAGGTTTAGATTTTGTTAATGACCTCAGAACAGTTAAGTACAACTGGAAGGCAAGTTACGAACTTGATTCTACTGATGCAGAGTTAGCGCATCTCTACAAAGAAGATCCTGCCGATAACCAGATGGACACAGAAACTAGTATATATGGATTCATTGCTCAAGAGGTAAAGGCTGCATTAGATACCGCAGGTGTTTCTGATTTTACCGGCTGGTCAGTAGATCAATACAATGTACAACAACTTGCTAAGACGGCGTTTATTGTTCCATTAATCAACGCAGTTCAAGAACTATCTACACAAGTAACGGCTTTACAGGCCGAAGTAAACACCCTCAAAGGAGGTTAGAAATGGCTGAATCAGTAGAACGCTCTGACGAGCAAAAAGCACAGAACTACTCAGCGATGCTGGGCAGTGTAAGCGTAATCACCAACTGTCTTGACGATAACAACGAGTTTTGTAACGACATGACCAGTGCAGAAAAGAAAGAGCGCGTTATGCGTAGCTCTGGCTACTTGTCGTTTATGAAGGACTTGGACGATTGGGGCAGTGAAGATATGTCATCCATTGATGAAGCCATTGCCGCTGCTTAAGCATACGAGGGATAAATGGAACTACTATTAAACATCTTTAACATTGCTACAGCAGCCGTTGCACTAGCATCAGCAATAACAGCAATGACACCAACGCCCAAGGACGATGCTATGGTTGCTAAAGCATATAAAGTCCTTGAGTATTTCGCCTTAGTAGTTGGTAAAGCAAAGCAATAGGTGAAAGCGGGTATGACTGTCAAAACTGAAATGGAAATAGCTTTAGAAGCCTTAGAACGCATATCTGAACATGAGAGAGAATGTGGTGAGCGTTGGGGAGAAGCTGTCGTAGAGTTACGTGAACTTCGTAAGGTGGCTGACAGTCATGCAGCCAGATGGGAAAAGCTGGCATGGCTTGTTGTCACTGTAGTAGTTACAACAGCAGCAACAGTAATAACAAGTATAGTGATATAGAGAGAAAAGAATAATGGCACTACCCGATTATGCAACTCCAGCCGCCGCTGCTTACAATGCAGCTAATTTTGATTCTTCACAAGGTAACTTCTTTACTAGATTCTTAGGTAGCGGTGGGTTATCAGACCTAACTTCTACAGGACTTAACATAGCAGCCTACAATGACCTTCTAAATCGTTTAGGTGACGTAGGTTCTGGTCTAGCCACAGGCGCTAGGGAGATAGGACAGGAAGCACAAACAGCTACTGAGTTTAGACCTTTTACAGTGTCTACTGGTTTTGGTGGTGTAACAACCACTCCTGAAGGTGGTTTTGGCACTACTTTGTCTCCACAGCAGCAAGCTAGACAAGAAGCACTCTCAGGCATCACAGGAGGGCTTCTAGGCAGCTATACGGGGGTAGGTGTCCCTGATGTATCAGGTATTCAGGAACAGGCGTTAGGCGGCGTTACAGGCGCTCTCACAGGCTTTATGACCCCTATGGCTGCTAGAGAAGCTGACGTATTTGAACGTATACGTGCAGTACAGCGTCCTGAAGAAGAAAGACAACGCATAGCATTACAAGAGCAGCTACAGGCTCAGGGACGTACAGGATTACGTACAGCGCAGTTTGGTGGTTCTCCTGAGCAGTTTGCACTAGCACAGGCTCAAGAGGAAGCAAAGAACAGAGCAGCCTTAGCAGCACTTGGACAAGCAGGCACTGAAAGACAGCAAGACCTAGCGTCTGCTCAAGGTCTGTTTGGTTTAGGTCAACAAGCTGCTGGCTTACCTGCTGTGTTACAGGCCGCACAGTTACAGAACATTGGTGCAGGTCTTGGACTAGAAGCAACACCTGAACAGCAACTATTGTCAACATTATCACCAGCTATTAATATAGCATCTTTGGCTGATGTAGGTCGCCGTGGTGGTGCTGGGTTAGCTGCTGAAGCTGGTATCTCTGGTTTAGAAGCCTTAGCACAGACTGAGCTAGGTAGAGCAAGTGCATTACGTGACTTGTACACAAGTGTTCTAGGAGCAGGTGGTGCAGCAGCAGGTGATAATACAAGTTTGTTTCAAAAGATTATAGACGCACTATAGAGGATAACCAATGGCACAGTTAAGATTTAGTCCGGGGCTTCTAAGCTCCATAAGAGAGTTTGGTTCCACTCTAACTGAAGCTCCCTCTGCTCAAGCGGGGGCGCTTACAGGCGCTGGAGTACAACCTGCAAGCCTTGGCGGTATGTTGGCGCGTAATGTCGGCGGCTTAATGGGTAGGGATATGAGGAGTCCACAGGAGAAGCTAGCCCAAGCATTAGCTCAAGTAGATCCAAACAGCCCAGATGCTGAAGAACAGCAATTAGCTGCTTTAGTTAAGTTCGGTTCTCCTGCACAGCAAGTACAAGCAGCGCAACGGCTGACTGCTCAAAGAAAAGAAAAAGAAACTAAACAAGAAAGCAGAGAAATTGTAGGTAATTTAGTCGCTACACGTTTTAAAGACAGAGAAGACGTAGATGCTTTAGTTTCGTTGGCAGAACAAGGGGCTAGTTTTACAGATATTGAAAAAGCAGCGAATGAAAAAGAAACAAGTGCTTTAAGCCCAGCAGATCGTTTTAAAGTTGTAAAAGGCTCTGTGTTTGATGTTGTAAACAGCGAGTTTATTGCAGCGCCTGAAAATTTGAGTGAGGAAGCTAAAAGAACACAAGTTATTAAAACAACCGACGATGACGGAAATGAAATTAGCCGTTTAATAAATTTAGATGATGGGGAAACTATAGCAGAGTATGCTGTACCTAAAGATCCTGTAGGTCAATCAGCGACTGCATTAAGAATAAATACACAGCTTATTAAAGAAGCACAAGACTTTGAAAAAAGAGCCAGTAGTGCTGATTCTATTTTGTCTAAATTAGAGAAATTAGAAGGCGATGTTAGAGGTGGTGTATTTAACACTTTAGAAGAAGGATTTAAACAGCTTACAGGTACTCAAGACGATGTATCTATGTTAAGAATGGAACAAAGACGTTTAATTACCAGTGCAGCAGTTGCTAACTTACCTCGCGGCCCTGCTTCTGATAAAGATGTCGCTTTAGTATTGTCAGGAGAACTTGATTTTAATGCTGGCCCAGAAGCTATTGCAGCTTATGCTAGAGGTATCAAAAAAATAGCTCAGTTTGCAGCACGGCAAGCTAGAGATCAAGCGCAATGGTTAGATAGATATGGTGACGTTAGAGGATTTAACTCTCAGCAAATTGTTAATAAATCTAAACAAGAGCTAGCAAACATAAACAGCCCAGCTTCTAAAATACCTCAAGCATCTATTGAAAGAATGCTGACTAATAGGGGCAATGTACAAGCTAGACAAGACTTTATTAAAAGATATGAAGTAGATCTTATTCAAATTTTAGAAGATATGGAAAGAGCTACAGCTACATTAAGTCAATTAGATAGAGGATTTTAAGCAATGGCTGAAGTAAACTTTTTTGATGACATTCCTGATAAAACTTCTACAACCCCCACTGTAGGATTTTTTGATGACATTCCTGATAAAGTAGTTGTTGACAATGAAGTAGAAGCAGAAGTAGCTTCTGGCGAATGGACTTCTGAAGACAGTTTAGCTGGAGCTTTAATTTTTATAGAAGGCGCTACTCTTGGGTGGTCTGATGAAATAGGGGTAGGGCTAGCTTCTCTGGCACTTTCCGCTACTACAGATGAAACACAAGAAGAAGCATATGCTCGCTTAAAAGCTGATTATGACGCTATGCAGGAAGGTTTCGCGGAACGACAGCCTATAGCAGCTACTGGTCTTGAGTTTGCTGGTGCTTTTGTTAGCCCTGTAGCTAAACTAGGAGCAGCTAAATCTCTTACAGGACTGATAGGTAGAGCAGCTACAGAAGGAGCAATATATGGCGCTGGTAAAGCAGAGACAGGCGCTAACGCAGGAGAGCTAGCGTTAGAAGCTGCTATGGGAGGTGCTTTTGGCGGTGCAGGTGGCGCGGTTTTTGGAATGCCTGCTTGGTTATTAAAGCGTAAAATAGACGCTCCTTTAGATACTCCTGAAGGTTTTAAACCTTTAACATTAGCCGCTGATAAAGACAAACCATCAGAAGCAATACTACAGTCTTTTTATAGAGATGTTATTGGGCCTTCTTTTGGGGGCGCAGGTATAATAAGAGCGCAAGAAGAAAAAATAGTAGCGCCACTTGTAGCTCAACAAAAAGTAAAAGAAGAAGCAGTTAAACAGTTTAAGAAAAAATTAAAACAAGAAGATGCGGAAGCCAGTAATGCACTAAAGGATGCTATAGAAGACGTAGGTCTTAAATTAAGCCTTAAACAAGACGATGTAGAAGACGCCGCTAGAGTTTCATCAGAAGTTCTAAAAGGTAATTATAGTAGTCTAATAGACAAAACTACAGGACAAGTAATTGCTCGTCAAACAGCACAGTTAAAAAATAACTTAGATTCTAACACTGATATGTTTAGATTACAGGCTTTTGACAAAGCACTCCCTGCTAGCATTAAGAAAGCAGATGTTGCTGATATATTAGAGTCTCCTAATCCTAATGCAGCAATGCAAAAGCTAGAGGATCAGTGGTCTAAAATAGGTTTTGAGTCTATTAAAACACGCTCATATCAAGTAGATCCCAATAAAGTTGCAAAGCAAATGTCCTCCCGTTTAAAGGGAGATACTACAGTACGTCTAATGTTAGAAAGTTCTGGTCAGTTAGAGAATACAATCAACAATGTAGTTAGTATGTTAGCTGAAAAAACAACTAAAGGGAGAATATCAGGAGAAGACTTAGCTGCCCTTAGAAGTTCATTTGGTACAGCCGCTGCGTCTAAGTCAGACGTAGGCGGCGCTTCAGCTATACAACAATATGTTCTTAGGGACATGCAATCTGTCTTAGACAATGTTGTAACTAGGACACTTAGCGGAGATAGGCTTGCTAAGTTTGAAGCTGATAAAGCAGCTTGGGCTACTCATTCTATACTTAAAGATGCTGTTAAGACTGCTTCTACTAAAACAGGAAGACAAGGCAGGTTTACTCCTGACGAGTGGCTTAAAGCGGCAGGTAGAAACTCTCCAAGACAAGCTAGGCAGGGCAAAGCCCCTTTACAGGCTGAAGCAAACTCTGTAGCGTCTACTATAACTAAACAAGAAGAAACCATTAAAGCTGCTGCACTAAAACTGTCAGATAAAATTGAAGCTAGGCGTATTAGAGAACTTAACAGGGTGCGAAACAAAGCAACCATGAAGAAAGCGAGCTTAAAAAAAGAAGCATCTCAGTTAAAAAAAGATTTAGCTAGAAACCCAGAGAACGCTGAAAAACTAGCAGCTAACCAGTTAGAGCTAGAAAACGTGCAGAAAATAGCTCAAGACTCTGCTGATGAATTACAGAACATAGAGAAGCTGCGTACCCCTGAGAGTCCTTCGTGGTTCCACAGGTTCGCCGCTACAGGTTTTATAGGCGGATTAACAGGACTACAAGCGGCAGCTACAGGAGGTTCTGGTTTAGGAGCCACAGTAGGAGGTGCTATAGGTACTGTTGGAGCAGCTAAAGGGCTAGCCGGTGAAGGAGTACAGAGATTTTTAGCGGGTCAAACACCTGCTCAACAGGCTGCGCAAAGAAAAAACTTTCTTTTTTATGACTCAGACGCATTAGGAACAGCCCCTTTAGCTGGCGCAAGAGCAGTGACAGGAATGTTAACAGGCCAATAGAAAACAAGGGGGCCGTTAAGCCCCCAGTTCCCTTAAGCTACATTAGCAAACTTAACCTTCTGCATGTTACCCCGCAGCCCAGCCTTCATATAAGCCGTTGCACGGCCTTCAAAGAAGTTCTGGTGTTCTACTCCCAGTACCTCGTCTAACCAGCCCAGAGGGTTGTCTTTGACGTTGTAGTTGGGCTTTAGACCTAACTGTAGCAACCTACGGTCTGCAATGTACCTGATGTACTTCTGCATCTCCTTCTTGGTCAGTCCTTCTATGTCACCCTGCTCAAACACTAGGTCTAGGAATCTATCCTCTAGTTCCACCATAGTCCTACAGGCTTCATAAATCTCCTTCTTAAAGTCATCAGTCCAGATGTCAATGTTCTCCTGAATAAACTCCCTGAACAGCTTAGTCATTGCTTCAACGTGCAGAGACTCATCACGTATGCTGTACGTAATAATCTGTCCCATGCCTTTCATCTTACCGAACCGTGGGAAGTTAAGCAGGATGATGAAGCTAGAAAACAACTGTAGACCTTCAGTGAATCCAGAGTAGATAGCCAGTGCCTTAGCAATGGACTTCTTATCGCCCTTAGCGACACGTACAGCGTCTATGTACTCATGCTTGTCAGCCATAGCTTCGTACTCTGCAAACGCCTTATACTCCACCTCCGGCATTCCTACGGTGTCCAATAGAAGACTATAGGCGTGTTGGTGTATACTTTCCATGTTAGCAAAGCTAGACATCATCATACGTGCTTCAGGCTTCTTAAATATCCTCATGTACCTGTCTACGTACCCAGAGCCTACGTCTACGTCGGACTGTGTAAACAATCGGAATATCTGAGTCAGCAGGTTCTTCTCCTGCTCAGTCATGTTCTGCCAGTCTTTAACGTCATTGTGCAGCGGTACGTCTTCAGGGAACCAGTGCATCTGATTCTGCTGTGAGTAGTAATCGAACATCCAAGGATGGTCAAATGGTTTGTAGTAATCTCTAGTGTCTAATAGGCTCATACCCACTCATCTCCTTTGCGGTCAAATCCTGCTTCATAAAAAAACTCATCTGCGGCTATCTTTCTTCCCTGCTCTTTAGTAAAAGTTTCATAAGTAAAGAAAGGAAACCTAAAAGGAATAACATACATATCTAGTCTGTATCCTATAGATATTTTTAAGAACTGCTCATACCATCTCAGTGGCATTGTCACTGTTTCAAAACCATAAGAACCCATAGCTGTTTCTTCAATAGCTTTGTGCCATTTTATTTTTATAGGCCATAAAAGACTTGAATGTAAATGATAGCTAATATCTAGTAAGCTCATATTATTTTACCCTTTTGTGTTCTATTAAGTATTCTTCAAAACCTTCGTACACATTGTCAGGCGAGTACCCCAATGCTTTAGCAAACCTAGAAAAAAACTCCACAAGATCACTACATTCTATCTCATTATTAGTTGACATCGTTACTATCTCACCGGGAAGCTCTTGCTTTTCATCATCCCAAAGATAGAATTCTTGTTTGAAAGTAATCATTATCCGTAGTGTTCTCCAAAGTTCAGTTCTAGTGTTTCTAGTTTGTCTTCAGCTTCCGACAGCTTTGTTATCAATATGTCCATAGTGTCAACCATGTGTGGATGCTCAGCGACAGCTACAGGGTTCTCAAAGAAGTTTAGTGCGTCAGCAATAGCTTCGTACTCTGCTGCTTTGTATCTGGCCCGTAGTGCGCTATACAGTCTGTTGCTCATGTTCTAGTTCCTCGTAGTATTTAATCCAATCTTCATAAGAAGTCAGTAAGTTTTCTTCCCATATATAATACAAGCAGTCGTATATGGGATGTTTGTCCTTACTCATCAAAAATCTCCTCCTTCAGCATCAAAAATCTCCTCCTTCAAAACGGGTTTATTTAAGGCTTCTTCAATTAGCTTCAAGTCCTGTTTAAGCTCCTCTAAACTTTCTCCCCAGCACCCAGCAGTCCCCTGTGTCGTTGCTTCAGGCTCACCTTTATGGTAGTACACCTCGCGTATCTCGTAGCCGGAATGCGTTTCTATTACTCTGTAATTCCAAGACATATCCGCTAACTCCTTATAGAAATTATCTACTTCATTACCCTTCACAGCTTAGGCACTCCCCGTCTTCTAAATTAATCCTTGGTATCTTTACGTTGACATTCTCCGCATTTCTTGCGGCGGTTGTCCTATAGTAATACATAGATTTAAGTAGATTAGCACCGACCCAATGTACGTTGTTGACGTACTCTAGGTATTCATCATGTGTCTCCTGTGGTGCATTGGAAGGTGGTGGCTCAAAGAAGGTATTAACTGACTGAGACTGACACACATAGGGCTGACGCTGGTAGGCGTGTTCTATGACCCATATCTGATTGATCTCAGGTGCGGTCTTAAAGGTGTTCTTTTCTTCTTCAGATAGCGCCGTAAGCCCTTCAACAGACCCTTGAGCAGCAGAAATATCTTTCCATGTTTTCTCATTGTTTATACCCTTGCTTTCAAGTAACTGTTCTAGGTACTTGTTCTTTACACGATAGCTTCCACTCAAAGTCTTGTGCGTAAATATGTTAGCCCTCGTTGGCTCAATACTAGGACTAGTTCCACCGCATATAATACTGCTGCTGGCGTTAGGAGCAATAGCAAGTAGATGTGAGTTACGAAGACCACTGCCAGCCATATCAGGAGCTTCACCCCTAAGTCCAGCCAAGCTACGACTAGCTTCTGTAGCTCTTTCCTTGATGTGCTTAAAGGCTCTGTTGTTAAAACTGGCAGCGTACATTCCCTCGAAAGAGAGTCCATTACGTTGAAGATAACTATGAAAGCCCATTGCACCAAGGCCAATCGCACGTTCTCTATATGCACTGTAAGCGGCTTTTGCAAACCCTGTTTTGTCTTGTCCCACATACCCCATAAACTCCTCTAGTGTGTCCACAGGCTTGTGTGGATACTCGTCTACTGCATTGTCAATGAAATGCTCCAGTGTGTTGTCTAGCATGGTAACTAGGTCTGATATAAAGTTTTCTTCCTCTTTCCACTCATCAAAGTATTCTAAATTAACACTAGACAAGCAGCAAACTGCTGTACGTTCCTCACTTGTAGGCAATGTAATCTCAGAGCATAAGTTACTCTGTCGCACAGTAAGTCCTAAGTCCTTCTGTTGTTGTGGTAGGTACTCATTACAGCGGTCTGTGTTGACAATGTACGGCTCACCTGTCTCTGCTCTAGTGTGTACTAGCTGCCACCACAAATCCCTAGCTGAGATAGTTTTGACTGCCTGTTTAGACTTAGGGTCAATTAGACGCCAAGGTAAGTCATGCTCTACCGCATATAGGTATTCATCAGATAAAACGATACCGTTATGCAAGTTAAGGCACTTACGATTGAGATCACCACCAGTAGTCTTTCGCATTGCAATAAATTCTTCAATCTCTGGATGATTGATGTCCATATACGCCGCATAAGCACCTCTCCTTGTCACTCCTTGATTGAAAGCCAGCATTTGACTATCAACTACATGCATAAAGGGAATACTCCCAGTTGATTGACTCCCATTAGCAGTAGATACACCGTTACTGCGAACATCGCCCCAATAACCGCCAAGCCCACCTCCGCTGGAAGTAAGCCAAATATTTTCATCATAGTGAGACGATAGACCACCTCTGGAATCAGGCACAAAATTAAGAAAGCAGCTAATAGGTAAACCACGAGTAGTTCCTCCGTTACTTAATAGGGGTGTGCTGAACATAAACCAGCTTTTACTGGCGTAGTCGTACAGGCGCTGTGCTAGGTCAAAGTCAGTGACGCCACGGTAGGTAGCACTGTACACCGATGCACGAGCAAAGGCTTCCTGTGCGTGTGTCTCGTCTTCCCAGAAGTACCTGTCCTTCAGAGTATTCAGCGAGAAGTCGTTTAGCTCTGCTTCTCTTTCGTAGTCTATAGTAATCCCAAGGTAGTCTTGGGTGCCTGTCTTATACTGCATCTTGATTGTCCAACAAAAACTTCATTAATCTTTCTTCGTACCAACGTGCTTTGCGTAGGTCTTCAAAGGGTTTACTTTTGTATCTAAACCGCCACATATATTTTAACGCATTTCCACGCAGATAGCCAATGTATTCGTCCTTAGATAACATAGCTTCTATAGCTTCTATACACTCTATACTGCCATTGTTATAGTGTGGTGGAGACTCAACCATGTCCTCTTTAACCGGAGCATGATGTACGTCAAATGTCTCTCCAAAAACAGGATGCTCATTTGGTACGTCTTCTTCTTCTTCTTCATCATCAAGCCACTGAACTTGGAACTTAGAGTCTCTGCCTATTTCTTTAGCTCTGAGAGTATCCCATTGCTCTTTGGTTATGTCATCAATACTCATATTCTTCTTCTGTG